GCCGAGATCGGGAAGCCGCTCCGCGCCGTCCGGCGGAAATGCGGCGCGTCTCTGAACGCCGCCCGAGAAGCCGGCAAGCCAGCCATATGCCCACCGAGCATCTGCCCGCGGTGGCGCATGCATACGGTCTCACCGTTCCTGCGCTGCTGCACCTCCTGAACAAACGCCCGCGGCGCGTCGTTGCGTCCGGGGAAACCCTCTCCCTGCCGGGATTCGAAGAATGAGCTTGAACGAGAAACAGCGGCGCTTCGCTGCCGAATACTTGATCGACCTGAACGCCAAGCAGGCGGCGATCAGGGCCGGATACAGCCCGAAGACTGCCGAATCGCAGGGATCCCGACTGTTGAGCAATGCAAAGGTGGCCAAGGCGATCCAGGCCGGCAAAGAGGCGCGGTCTGCCCGAACCGAGATCACCCAGGACCGAGTGCTACAGGAACTGGCCCGCCTGGCGTTCTTCGACATCCGGCGGCTTTACCACGACGACGGCAGGCTGAAGGCGCCGCACGAACTGGACGACGATACCGCCGCCGCGGTGGCGCAGCTGGAAAGCATCGAAGAGTTCGCCGGCCGGGGCGAGGATCGGGAGGCCATCGGAACCACCAAGAAGGCCAAGACGTTCAGCAAGGACGCCGCGCTCGCCCTGGCCATGCGCCATCTGGGCATGCTGAACGATAAACTGACCATCACGCGCCCGCGCGTTGTGCGCCGCGACCTGACCGGCCGCAAGGACGGCGCCTGATGCAGCCCGAGATTCACTACGACTATGCCGCCCAGGGGCCGGTGCTGGCCGAGTACATCGCCTCACGCGCGCCGCGGACGATGATCATGGGGCCACTGGGCAGCGGCAAGACCAATGCCAGCTGCTGGCGGGCCATGGACATCATGTGCGAACAGGAGCCGGACGCGCAGGGCGTGCGGCGGTCGCGCGGCGCTGCCATCCGCAACACCTATCCGGACCTGATGAGCACCACGACCAAGGACTGGCTGGAAATGTTCGGAGACCTGGGCCGCTGGGTGGCGGGTGGCCTGGAGCCGCCGACGCATTACCTATCGTTTGACCTGGACGACGGCACCAGCGTAGAGGCGGAGCTCGTTTTCATCGCCCTGGACAGGCCGGAGCATGAGCGCAAGCTGCGCGGCCTGCAGCTGACCTTTGCCTGGCTGAACGAGGTCAAGGAACTGGTAAAGGCCATCGTCGACATGTTGGACTTGCGCGTCGGGCGCTACCCGAAGGACGTCCGGCCCACCTGGTTCGGCCTCTTTGGCGACACCAACGCGCCGGATAGCGACCACTGGTATTACAAGCTGGCCGAGGAAGAGAAGCCCGAGGGCTGGCTGTTCCTGCGTCAGCCGGGCGGTGTGGTGAAGCTGGGCGATCGGTGGCAGGTGAACCCCAAGGCTGAGAACCTGGCCAACCTGCCGCCCGGCTACTACGAGCGCGGCATGCAGGGCAAGAAAGAGGACTGGATCAAGGTCAACCTGGGCAACGAGTACGGCTTCGTGGTCGACGGCAGGCCCATCCACCCCGACTATCAGGACTCGATGCACTGCCGGGACTTCGAACTGGATCCGCGCCTGCCGCTGATGATCGGCATGGACTTTGGCCTGACACCCGCCGCGGTGTTTGCCCAGCGCCGCGCCATGGGCGGCTGGCGCATCCGGTCGGAACTGGTGGCTACCAACATGGGCGCCGAGAAGTTCGCCCACGAGATCCACCTGCACCTGGCCCAGATGTACCAGGGTTTCCACATTGGCGGTTTCTGGGGCGACCCGTCAGGGGACAACCGCGCGCAGAGCGACGAAACCACGCCGTTCCAGATCCTGAAGGCTGCGAACCTGCCCGCCGTGCCGGCACCGACCAACGATCCGCTGTTGCGCTGTGGCGCCGTGGATGGCGCGCTGACGCGGATCATCGACGGCGAGCCGGGGCTGCTCGTGCACAGTGATTGCAAGACCCTACGGAAGGCGCTGGCCGGTGGCTACTGCTACCGGCGCCTGGCCGTCTCGGGTGAGCGGTTCGCTGACGCGCCGGTAAAGAACATGTTTTCGCACGTCGCCGAGGCAGCGCAGTACCTGCTGGTCGGCGGCGGCGAGCACCGGCCGATGGTGACCAGAAAGCGCCCCGAGGGATCCGTCCGGCCAAGCCGGGCGATCATGGATTGATTTTCGCAGTCCACTGCGCGCGCGCGTAGACAGACTGGCGGCATTCCATCAATGGTGCCGCCATGTCGAGCCTACTGTCCAAGCCCAGCACACCCAAGATCCCGGACCCGCCCGCGCCCGCCGCGCCGCCGGCAGCGACCGATGCGGCTGCCGCCGGCCAATCCGAAGCTGATCGCCTGCGCCGCCGTCGCGGCACGGCCAGCACCATCCTGACGTCCGACACCACGGCCGCGCCCGGCTCGGTGGCAACGAAGACCCTGCTGGGTTCCTGATGGACAACCAGGACGTCGAGCTGGTGCGGGAAATCATGGCCGACCAAGCGGCCATGGAAGCGGCGCGCGAGTCGTTCCACGGGCAGTGGAATGAGGTGATCGAGCAGGTTTTGCCGCGTTATCGCAAGTTTGGCGAGGCCGCCAACAACACGCCCGGGCAGAAGCGGACCGAGAAGATCTACGACGCCACTCCTATGCTGGCCCTGCGGCACTTTGCAGCTGCCGAGGATTCCCTGATCACGCCGCGTGTGCAGAAGTGGCACCGGCTGACGGTTTCGATCGAGGACCTGAAGGATTCCCCGCCGGTCCGCCAGTACCTGGAACAGGTCACCAACACCCTTTTCGCCCACCGGTATCGCTGGCGCGCCAACTTCGCCGCCCAGATCGGCGAGTCGTACATCAGCCACGGGGCCTTTGGCGCCGGCGGCATCATGATCGACGATGTTCTGGGCGATGGCATCCGGTACCGCACCCTCAGTATGAGCCGCACGTGGTTCAGTGAGGATGCGTTCGGCATGATCGATAAGTGCCACGTCAAGTGGCGTTTGACGCTGCGCCAGGCCGCCCAGAAGTTTGGTCGGGATGCGCTCACCCCGTCGATGCAGTTGGCGCTGGAGCGCAGCCCGGAGGCCGTCTACCAGTTCCTTCACGCCATCCGGCCGCGCACCGAGCGGGACAACAGCCGGGTCGACAGCCGAAATATGCCGATCCAATCGGTCTGGCTGTGCCTTGATGCCGGCAACCACGTGGTTCAGCACAGCGGATACAGAACTTTCCCGGCCGCCATTGGCCGCTTCTACGCGACCGATGATTCTCCGTACGGCTATTCCCCCGCGATGGACTCGTTGCCGGACGTGCGCATGCTGAATGCCATGGAGAAAACCAATATCAAGGGAGCCCAGAAGGCCGTGGACCCGCCCTTGATCTTGGCGGACGACGGCGCGCTGGAGGCGTTCGACCTGAGGGCAGGTGCCCTGAATTTTGGGTATATGGGCATGAACGGCAACGAGCTGGTCAAACCCCTTGGCCTTGGTGCCAACGTGCCCATGGGAATCGACTATGCGAACCAAAAGCGCGAGGCCGTGAACCTGGGCTTCTACGTCACGTTGTTCCAGATCCTGGTCGACAACCACCAGATGACGGCCACCGAGGTCTTGCAGCGTGCCCAGGAAAAGGGCGTGTTGCTCGGGCCCACTATGGGCCGCGTTCAATCTGAAATGCTGGGTGCGCTGATCACCCGAGAGGTCGATATCTTGTCGCATGCCGGCGTGCTACCGGAGATGCCGCCTGAACTGCAGGAGGCTGGCGGCGCGGTAGAGATCGAATACGACAGCCCATTGAACCAGGCGATGCGAGCGGAAGAGGGCGCGAACGTCTTGCGCTGGGCTGAAGCCTCGTCGCCATTCATCCAGGCTGACCCGAATGCTGCCCGCGCCATGAATGCTGAGGCGATCGTCCGGGGTCTGGGTGACGTCTTCAGCGTGCCGCAGAAGTACATGCGCACTGAGGAAGAAGTGGCCGAGCAGGACGCCGCCGCCATGCAACAACAGCAGGCCGCCCAGCTGCTTGAGGCCGCGCCTGTCGCCGCCGGCGCCGCCAAGGATCTCACCGCCGCCGCGGTCAACGCTTCGAACGCCCGTATATGAGCATCCCATTCAAATTCCGCATGATGTTCGGCCGCCGCGTGGCCTACCGCCGCGCCTTCTTGGACGACAAGGGGCAATTGACCGAAGCCGGGCAGCGCGTCATGGCCGACCTGGCCAAGTTCTGCCGGGTCCGTGAGTCCATCACAGTCGTCTCGCCGATCACGCGCACCGTAGACACCCACGCCTCCATGCAGGCCGAAGGGCGTCGGGAGGTGTTCAACCGCCTCTCCTATTACCTCAACCTCAGTGAGCAAGACATTTTCCAGTTGATGGAGCGAGAACATGCACGTCCTGAATAAACGCCAACTCTTTGCCCGGCTGCTGCGCGAGCAGGTCGCCGGCGACACCCCTCCTGCTGGCGGTGCAGCTGCGGCAACTCCGCCGGATCCTGCCGCGGCCGCTGCGCCCACTCCCCCCGCAGAATCGCAGGCTACTGCGCCCGCCTGGCACGAAAGTATCCAAGACGCTGGTTTGAAAGCGTTCATCGAAGGCAAGGGTTTCAAGGATGCGGGCGAGGCCGTAAAGGCGCTGCATGACCTGGAAGGCCTGACGGCAAAGCCGGAGTCGGCGGACGCATACAAGCTGCCAGTGCCGGAAGGCCAGGACGGGGCGTTCGCGGGCGAGGCGGCCAAGTGGATGCACGAGGCCGGAATCCCGGTGGCGCAGGCCCAGGCCCTCGCTACGAAGTGGAACCAGTACCAGGCGGACGTCCAGCAGGCAGCAGATACCGAACGCCAGCAGCAAGGCGAGCGTGATGTGCAGGCCCTGAAGAAGGAGTGGGGCGGCGAATACGACGCCAACACCGAACTGGCGCGCCGCGCGGTACGGACTTTTGGTGCGGATGAGCAGACGCTTGAAAAGATTTCCAAGTCCCTCGGCGATGGCGAAACCCTGCGGTTCTTCCACCGCATCGGCAAGCATCTCGGCGAGGGAACCCTGATACCGGCGGGCGGCGATCGCGGCGCAAACCCCCCGGCCAACTCTGACGCCGCACGAGCTGCTCGGATGTTCCCGAGCATGAAGACCTCTTAACCACCCAGGAGATATCGATGCCCACCATCGGTAACGAATCGCTCAGCATCATCGACGTCGCCAAGCGGCTCGACCCCAATGGCGACACCGCCGATGTGGCCGAACTGCTGGCGCAGACCAACGAAATCGTCCAGGACATCCCCTGGGTCGAGGGCAACCTGCCCACCGGCAACCGCACTACGATCCGGACCGGCTACCCGTCCACGACGTGGCGCAAGCTGTACGGCGGCACCCCGGTGTCCAAGTCCACGACCGCGCAAGTGGATGACGCTTGCGGCATGCTGACCGCGCGTAGCGAACCCGACGTCAAGGCCGTGCGCATGGCCAACGATCCCGGCGCGTTCCGCTTGGACGAGGCCAATGCCTTCATCGAGAAGATGGGCCAGGACTTCGCCACGGCGTTCCTGTACGGCGACACGTCCATCAACCCCGAGCAGTTCTACGGCCTGCAGCCGCGCTATTCCGCAATCAGCGGCAGCAACGTCTCGCAGAACATCATCAGCGCCGGCGGCAGTGGTAGCGACAACACCTCCATCTATCTCGTCGGCTGGGGCAAAAACAAGGTTTTCGGTATCTATCCGAAAAACTCCAAGGCGGGCCTCACGCACCAGGATCTGGGCGAGTTGGACGCGTTCGACGCCAACAACGATCGCTACCGCGCCTACGGCGACCTGTTCGAATGGGACTGCGGCCTGGTCGTGAAGGACTGGCGCTATGTGTCCCGCATCTGCAACATCGATGTGTCTGACGCGTCGTCCGGCACCGGCACGATGGCGAACCAGAAGCTGATCGAGCTGATGATCGATGCCAAGAACCGCCTGCCCATGTTGACCGGCGGCGGCGTGCAGCCGCGGTTCTACGTGAACCGCACGATCAAGTCGGCGCTGGAAAAGATGGCCTTGAACAAGTCCAGCGCTGCCTTGTCGATCCGCGAGGCCGCAGGCCAGTTCGAAACCAATTTCCTGGGCATCCCCATCCGCCTGGTCGATCAACTGCTGAACACCGAGGCGGTTGTCAGCTAAGGAACGGCGCCGCCTTCGGGCGGCCTCATCCCCAAGAAACTGGAGATATCCATGATTCTCGACAAGACCAACGAATTCTCTGACGGCCAAGCGGTTACCGCGACCGCCATCTCGACGAACGTCATTGACCACAACCCCGCCAACAAGAACGCCACGGTCGACATCGGCACCGGCGAGGACGTCTATCTGGTCGTCCAGGTCGACCAAGCCGCAACCGCCGCCGGCGCGGCCACGGTGGCAATCACGCTGGAATCCAGCGCGGCAGCCGGCCTGACTTCGCCCACTGTGCATTTCACGTCGGCGACCTATGCTCTCGCTGACCTGACGGCAGGCAAAGAGCTGATCAAGGTCAAGCTGCCTTCGGGCGACTACAAGCGCTTCCTGGGCGTGCGCTACACGGTCGGTACGGGCCCGCTGACTGCCGGTCAGTTCTCGGCGTTCCTGGTCAAGGACATCCAGACGAAGCAGCAATACAAGTCTGGCTACACGGTTGCTTAAGCCATGGCCAAGTACATCGCATTGGAGCGGGGCCAAATCCCCGCCAACGTCACTCCGGTCAAGCGGCCGGAGATGACGGGCGAACGCCGGGTTATGCGCATGATCGAAGAGGGGGAGATTTTCGAATTCAACGGCAAGCCCGGCCGCTGGATGCGACCGTACACCCCCGATGACGAGGCCGCGAGCAGCCAGGCGGGAAACGTAAGCGGCCGTCGTGGCCGGAGTTCGACGAGCGAGGCCGCGAGCAGCCAGACCGCCCGGACCGGTTCGCAAGCGCACCCCGGGCGCGGCGGCAACACCGACCGCGAATCGCAATAATGGACTGACCCATGGCCGTCTCTCAGGTAGACATCGCCAACCGCGCCCTCACCAAGCTTGGTGCAGGGCGCATCATTTCTTTGGACGACGATTCGCAGGCGTCGAATACTCTGTCGTCCATGTTCGACATCGTGCGCGATGCCGAGCTGCGCAAGAACCTGTGGCACTTCTCCAAGGCGCGGGCACGTTTGCCGGCTTTGAGCCAGGCGCCGGAATTCGGGTTCACCCACCAGTTTCAACTGCCGTCCGACTTCCTGCGTCTCATCGAGGTCAATGGCCGGCGCTGCCAGCCGAAACCGCAGTTGGACGGCTGGTACTCCATCGAAGCGGGCCGAATCCTGATCAGCCAGGCGGGCCCTCTGCGGATCCGTTACGTCCGGCGCGTCGAGGACCCCACGCTTTTCGATGCTCTGTTTGTCGAGGCCTTTGCATGCAAGCTTGCGTTCGAGTCCTGCGAGACGCTGACGCAATCCAACACCAAGAAGCAGACAGCAGCCCAAGAGTATGAGGTGGCGGTGGCCGATGCCCGCCGCATGAATGCCATCGAGCGCCCCGCTGTCGCGACTGCTGATGATTCCTGGCTGGAGAGCCGACTGTAATGGCCAAGGACACCCCGATCCAAAACACATTCGACGGCGGCGTGCTGAGCCCGATGCTAGCCGGCCGGACGGACCTGGCCAAGTATTTCAATGGCTGCGCAGTGCTGGAGAATTTCTTGCCATCAGTGCAGGGGCCGCTCGTTCGCCGTGGCGGATCCCAGTACATATTTGGTGTCAAGAACGGCGCGGTGCGGTCGTGGTTGATCCGCTTTCAGGTGTCCGAGCGCGTTTCCTACATGCTGGAGTTCGGTCATCAGTATGTCCGCTTCTACACCAACCGCGGCCTGCTGGTGGTGGGCGGCTCGCCGGTGGAAGTGGCCACTCCGTATACGGCTGCCGATCTGACCGCGGAGGATGGCACCTGCAACCTGCGCGTCGTGCAGAGCGCGGACACCATGTACATCTTCCATCGTCTGTATCAGACCCGGAAGCTGCTGCGACTGAGTGCGACGTCCTTCTCGATGGTGCTGGCCGACTTCACAGAAGGGCCGTTTGATGACGTGAACTCGAATGAGGGGATCACCGTCACGACCAATGCGGAGGTGGGCGCCGTCACGCTGACGGCAAGCGCGGGCATTTTCCTGCCGGCGCACGTCGGAACGCTGTTCTATCTGGAGACTGCAGACCTTTCCGCGGTGAAGCCTTGGGGCGTTTACCAGGAAGTGAACATCGGCGACCGACGCCGGGTCGACAATCGGGTGTACCAATGCACTGCGGTAGGCCCGGTGAACTCCGAGGGGCCGCCCGTCACGGGAAATCAGACGCCGATCCACACTGATGGCAGGGCGTGGGACGGTGACGGGCAGCCGGTTGAGAACGACCAGCGCGGATCTATCGGTGTGGAGTGGGAATTCCTGCACGCCGGCTACGGCATTGTCCGGATAGAAGGCTACACCGACGCGCAGCATGTCACCGGCACGATCGTTAAGCGACTGCCGACCGAACTGCAGCCCGGCGGCGGCAGCAGCACGACGGTCACGCCTTATCCCATCAGTTCCATCACCCCCACCGACCCGGCTTCGTCTCGCATCTTTGTGAGCGCATCGGGCCATCCGTTCGCGAACTTGGACGCCATCGCAGTCACTGGCACGAATTTCAAGGACGCAGGTGCCAGCGCGCCCGACACGAACCGCGACGGGTCCTACGTCGTCAGGAACCGCACCGGGTCCGGTTACGAGATCGATGCCTCCTTCCCATCTGGAGGGGCCTATGCATACGATCCTTTGGCCACAGGCGTGGCTACACGTACGGTAACTACCTCCTACCCCACCCATGTACCGTCGTGGAAATGGGCGTTCAGTCTGTTTTCGAGTGTCAACGGATGGCCCGAGCATGGGGCGTTCTGGCGCCAGCGCTTGGTCCTCATGGCGGGCCGCGTCGGCGCGATGTCGGTAACGGCCGATTTCGAGAACTTCGCCGCAAAGTCTCCGGGCGGGGAGCAGGAAACGGATTCCTCTATCGTGTTCCGGCTGAACGCCAGGCAGATCAACCGGGCCGTCTGGCTGGTCGAGTCGGACAACCTGATCATCGGCACGGACGGTGATGAGTGGATTGTCGGCCCGATCCAGACGAATCAGGCCCTGGGCCCAGCCAACATCCGGGCGGAGCGGCGCACCGCCTACGGTTCACGGTCTATCCAGCCGGTGGAGGTCGGCGGACGCATCCTGTTCATCCAAGCATCCGGCCGCAAGCTGCGGGACTACGAGTACAGCTACGACACCAACAATTACGCCTCTTCGGACACCACGAAGCTTGCTTCCAACGTGCTGCTGAGTGGCGTTGTGGATCTGGCCTACCAGCAGGAGCCGGATTCCATCATCTGGGCGGCGCGTGCTGATGGCCGGCTGGTGGGGTGCACCTACGACCAAGAGGCCGGGCGCAGCGACGTCTATGCGTGGCACCCCCACCCAATGGTTAACGGGTTCGTCGAGGCTGTCGAAACCATGCCATCGCCTGACGGCTCAGCCGATGACCTCTGGATGATCGTCCGCCGGCAGGTGAACGGCCAGACCGTCCGCTATATCGAGATCCTGCGGGCACCGCTGAAGGAGGAGGAAGCCCAGGCGGAGGCGTTCTATGTCGACAGTGGGCTGACATATCGCGGCGCAACGACGGACTACGTCAGTGGCCTGGAGCATCTGGAAGGGCAGCAGGTCGACATCCTCACCAATGGCGCCGCCCACCCTCGCCGCACTGTCGTCGCGGGCCGTGTTGACCTGCAGTTCCCTGCGGAAGTCATCCATGTGGGCCTGCCGACGAGTTGCGCCGTGGCGACCATGAGCTTGGAAGCGGGATCGGCCAGCGGCACGGCGCAGGGAAAGCTCAAGCGGATCACAAACCTGATCGTGCGCATGTACCGCAGTCTGGGCGGGAACGTAGGCCCGGCGCGCGACAAGACCAACACGCTGAACTTCCGCCGACCGTCGCAGCCGATGGGCAGCGCGCCGCCCCTGTTTACGGGCGACAGTGACCCCATCCCATGGCCTGGCGGGTACGAGCGCGGGGCGCAGATTTGGTACACGAACGAGCAGCCACTGCCGGTCACCCTGGTGGCGCTGATGCCCGTGGTGGGTACGAGTGACGATCGATGAAGATAGTCCGGATGACCGCGGCGCACGTCCAGGCCGTGCAACTGCAGGAGGCCCAGGCGTTCGCGATGCCGATGATCAGCGCCGAGCATGCGCAACAGCTTGCGGCGGCCGACGGTGTCGCGTGGGCCGCGCTGGATGGGGACGACGTCATTGCCTGCGCCGGTATCGTCCAAGCTCACGAACAGCGCGGCATGGCCTGGGCAATGTTCTCCGAGGGGGCCCTGCGTCAGTTCAAGCTGATTCACCGGGTGGTTCGGGCGGTCCTGAACGGGGCCAAGTGGCGGCGGATAGAAATGACCGTGGACGCCAACCATGCCGCCGCTATCGCCTGGGCCGAACGGCTCGGGTTTGAACGCGAAGGCCTCATGCGCGCCGTTACCCCTGACGGACGCGACTGCTTTCTCTATGCAAAGGTGAAGTGATATGGATCCAATTTCGGCGTTTCTCGTCGCGAATGCCGGCACGATCGCCGCCGTCTCTGGTGGTGTCGGTGCCATCGGCTCCGTCATGCAGGGCAGTGGCGCCGCGTCCGGCTACAACCAACAGGCCGACGCGTCAGAGCGCAACGCCACCATCGCCGAGAACCAGGCCCGCCAGGCATACGACGCGGGCTTGCAGAACGAACTCGGGCAGCGCCGTAGCGCCTCTCAGCAGCAAGCCGACATCCGCGCGTCCGTCGCTGAATCGGGGCTGGACCCCAACAGTGGGTCGGCGCTGATGCTTCAGCAGCAGTCCGCTGAGAACTTGGAAATGGACGCCCTGACGACGCGCTACCAAGCGCTCCTGCAAGGCAGCGCCTATGAGCAGCAGGCAACCATGGACCGCTTCACCGCCAGAACGTTGCGGGCATCTGGGAAGGACGCGAAGCGTTCCGGGTTGCTGGGTGCGGCCACGACCGCCCTGACGTCTGCCGCTGGCTATGGGCTATCCCAGCTTGCTCCGGCTGCCGCTGCAGGTTCTGGCCTGCGAGCTGGTAGCGGCGTTGGCCTACGCGTCGGCAACGTCGCACAGTACTGGAGGTAATCGATGGCAACCCGTGTCCCTATTCAAGTCGGGCAGCAACGCCAGGCCCTGCCTGTTGGCACCTCAGCGCCGCGCGTCCCCATGGCTGTGGCCGCAGACACATCCGGCGAGGCCGTATCTCGCGTAGGGGCTGGCCTGGGGCAGGTCGCGGCGGCTGCCGATCGCCTGCAAAGGGAGCAGTCCACCGCCTGGGTGTCGAAGGCCACCAGCGACGACCAGATCAAATGGCTCCAGCGCTTGAACGAAATGCAGGACACCGCCGCTCCGGGCGCGCCGGACTTCACCCCGAGCTTGCTTAAGGAGTTCGACGACTACAGCGCGCAAGCCCTGGAGAACGCTCCAGAGGGGACGCGGCCCTTTTACCGCGAGCAGTTGACCCGTCAGCGCACCTACCTTGGCCAGCGCGCGGTCGAGTTCGAATCAAAAAGCCAGCGGTCCTACATCACGTCGCAGTACCAGACGGGCATGGAATCGGACGCCGCGACCATCGCCCTGGACCCGTCGCAGTACCGAGAGCGCCGCGCGGCGCGTGTCGCGGCGCTGCAATCATCTAGCCTTCCTGATGGTGTCAAGGCCAAGCTGCTGGGCGAGTCAGAATCCACGCTTGCCTACGCCGCTGGCGCCGCGACGATCGACCGTGACCCGCATGGCGCGGTTCAGGCATTCGATGCGGCCGCGCGTGGCGAGTCGTCGGCAGGCTACGAATGGGTTCGCTTTCTGGATTCCGACAAGATCCAGCAGCTACGGACGCGCGCGCAGACGCAAACGGACCGCATCGACACCCGGGCCCGCGTGGAGCAGGACCGATCCATCGCCCGTGCGCAGCGGGCCGTTGGCGAGGCGGATAAGCAGGTGTCGACCGGCCTGCCGGCCCGCACCGACGACATGCTCCGCTGGTCGAGCATGGTCCAGGGCACCGAGTATGAAGCACAGTTTCGGGAAATGATGCGTGGCCAGGACGAAGTCCAGCAGGTGCTGCGGATGCCCGTAGACGCGCAGCAGGCATACATCCAAGACAAACGCCTGCAGCAGCAGCGGTCAGGCGCCAGTGTCACGGACGCCTCGAATCTGGATCGCCTGTCGCGCGCGGTGGAGTCCAACACCAAGATGCTCCGCGAAGCTCCCCTTTCCTGGGTGGAGAACCGATCTGCGCAGCCAGTGGCGGCCCTGGACTTCGGCCAGTTGGCCACCCCGAACGGCACCGCCGCGCTGGGGCAAGCGCTGCGCGATCGGTCTGACGTCATTCGAGGCCTGCAACGCGCGAACCCCGCTGGAGCCGTCCAGATGAGGCCGCTCCTGGCTGCGGAGGCCGAGCAACTATCCAGCACCTTTAAGCAGGCCGGCGCCCGCGAGAAGCGGCAGATTCTGGGGCAACTGTATTGGGCGGCTGGTTCGCCTGACACCTATCAGGGCATCGTCGGCCAAGTGGACGGGATAGACCCGATGATGGCGCGTCTCGGGCGACTGGCCGGAAGCTACGAACAGACGAAGCTGCAAAACAATTGGTTCTCTCCGGATGTTGTGCAGTCCGCTGGCGACGCCGCGGCGACAGCCATTGCAGGCGACGAGATCCTTCGGGGCGGTGGCAAGGCCGGCGCACTCAGCTATCCGCTGCCGAAGGACAACGAATTCACGCAAGCCATCGCCAACAGAGTCGGGAAGCTATACCGCGGCGCGGCCGCTGGAGACAGCAGCGGTCAAGCCTTCATGCAGGACGCCTACGCGGTAAAGGCCTACTACGTGGGAAAGGCAGCGCAGGAGGGCGACCTATCCCCGGACGTTAATTCCTCACGGCTGGACCAAGCGATTACCGCGGTCCTTGGGCAGCCCGTCAATTTCCATGGAAACGGCGAAGTGCTTGCTCCTTGGGGTATGAACGAATCGGATTTTCTGGATAGGGCCAATCGAACCGTGGCGCGGGAGATCTCAGCGCGTGGCCTTCAGGAACAGCTTGGACGGAGCATGTCGAACAGCGGCCTGATTGGCGTGGGCGCCGGCGCTTACGCGGTGACCCTGGGAGGAATCCCGGTGCGAGATCCGAAGTCCGGACAGCCGATCATCATCCAGATGGCACCTGACGCAGACGCCGGCCGGGATGAGTTCGGACGGCGTTTAAGCGACATGATCCCAGGGGCGCAGCAATGATGAACCTTGACGAGCAGCGCCTGCGCGAGGTCAACGCGGCAGCGCGCACGCCCAACGAAATCCAGGGGCAGGCGGAGCCAGGCGCGCTGAGTGGGGTGGTTTCCGAGATCCCGCGAGGCGTCGCCCGCGGCGCGGCGAAGGTTCAGGGGGCTCTGACCAGCATTGCCGGCCAGACCTTCCAGCCGGCGCTGGACGCCCTTGAATCGGTGACCGGCGTCCGCCCGCTGAACCCATTTGATCCTCTGACCCGCGCGTCCGACGAGGCGGTACGTCAATACGCGCCCGATCCTTTGACTACAGGCACGGCCGGCCAGGTCGTCAACGGCGTGGCGGACGTGCTCACGCAGGTCGGGCTGGGCACTGGCCTGTTCGCCGCCGGCGGAGCGTCTGGAGTCTCGCTGGCCTATGGCGGCGCGGCGACAGCCGGCGGCGCGACCGGGCGGTCGAGATTCCAGGAACTGCGCGAGCAGGGAGTAGATGCTGATACGGCGGCGAACGCGGCCTTCGTGGATGCTGTTACGACGGGCGCCGGCGTGCTGGTGCCGGGCGCGATCGGGTATAGCGGCATCGCCGCGCCGGCAGCCGCGCTCGGCGTGCGAACGGGGGCCCGTGCCTATCTGGGCACCAACGTCGCGTATGGTGCCGCAACCAACATGGCCATGGGGATCGGCCAGCGTGCGTCCACCTACGAGCTGCTCAAGGGCGCTGGGTACGACGCGATGGCGGAGCAATACCGCCCGTTGGATGGTGCTGCGCTGGCTGCCGAAGGGATCCTGGGTGGGATCTTTGGGGCAGTCGGTTCCGCGACTGGCTTGCCAATGCGCGCGGGCGCCACGGTGGATGCGGCACTGGCGGCACGGGACGCGGCACATACCGGGCTTGGGACCGCGCCGGGTGTTCCGGCAGAGCCAGCGACGGCAAACTCGCATCGATCAGCCATAGAGGAAGTGCTGTCGGCGGATGCCCAGGGCCGCGCAGCTGACGTCGGCCGCACCGGCGTACAAGATCAGGTATTCATGCCCCGCGCCAGCGACCCAGCACCGGCGCGTCAGGCGCTCGGATATTACGCTGATGAGCTTCCCGCCGGCCAGCGCTTCCTACCCTCTCAGCGGATTGTCACGGTTGACCTGACGGCCCGGCGTGGCCTGCGCTTCGATGCCCCTGAATTGAACGAATATGCTGCTTCGGTTGAACAGCAGTACGGATTGCCAGGCGGCCTGCTGAACGCGCTCAAGAACGCCGGGGAGCGGAGCAACAGCAATCAGGTCAGTCCCGCGGGCGCGCGCGGCGTCATGCAGTTTATGCCCGATAACCTTCGCAAGTACGGGGTGGCGGACGCCAGTGACCCAGTCCAGATGATCGACGCAGCCGGGCGCTACCTGCGCGACACCATGCACCAGTATGGTGGTGACGTGGATGCGATGATCGCGGACTACAACGGCGGCCCGCGCCAAGCGCGCGAGGTTCTCGCCGGCCGGCAGCCGCGGGCCAAGGAAACCCGCGACTACCTGGCGCGCGTGCGAGAGTATCTTGGGCGCGACACCTGGGCGACTCGAGGGCCTGCAGAAGAGGGAGCACCTTTCCAGCGGTTCCCTACGGAACAGGCCAGGGCAGCCGCCAACATCGAGCGGGAAATCGGCTCGGTGGAGGCCGAACGGGCCGATTTGCTGGCGACCTTCGGTCAAGCGGCCGATCTGCGCGAAATCTCTTCAGTGCGCGCCGAACTGGTCGAATTGACCGCTCAGCGGAGCAATCTCAACTCGGACGCGCTGCCCCGTCAACGCGCCAAGGAGATCCAGGCGGAGACGCCACGCACCAGCTACAAGCAGGCGCTTTCCCTGGCCAATCGAGAGATGCGCGCTGTTGCGCAGGCGCTGGACGGTCAGATTTCCCGGTTGCAGGGCTTTGTGGAGAGCAATCAAGGAGCCGCACAGGCCGCCCAACGTCTGGCTGATCTGGATATGCGCCTGGCGGATCTTGAGCAAAACCGCGCCGCCATTGAAGCGCCAGCAGCCAGACCGGCCCCCATTGCGGCAGCCGTGCAGGAAATGGCAGCACAGCGTGGGGCTCAGCCTAGCCGCGGTGATGTCGGACCTGGTGGCCGCCAAGTTCAGGAAGCTGCTGTCAGCCAGTCGGCTCCGGCTGGGGCACCCGTGCAGGGAGTTCGAACGACGGACGGGGCGGCGCGCGCACCACAGGCGCAGCCAGCGGGTGCTGCCGAGGCAGCTCAACCGCCGCGCGCGGGCGACGGCGATGCAGTGCCAGTCGATATGGAAACTCAGGCGGGACTTGCCCGCCTTGATGAGCTTGGCGACATTCGCGTGCGCGAAGAGGACGCCGATGGCAACGTGCGGGAAGTCTCCTTGCGCGATCAACTTAACGAAGTGCAGTCAGAGCAGGCTTACAGCCGGCCGGAAGGGTTCCGGGCCGCGGTGGCGTGCTTCCTGCGATTGGGGGCATGATGAGGCAGGAATGCATCGAAGCAGTTTCGCAAGCCCTGGGGCGCAGCTTGACGCAGGCGCAAAGCCAGGACATCGAAAACCGCATCGCAAGGGCTATGCGGCAGATCGCGGCAGATGATCTGAGCGCCTGGCGGGCGATGAGCGAGGCCGATCGCCTGAGTGCGGCGGCCGAGCGCGCGGCGACGGACATGCAGGCAGAGGTGGCGCTGAAAGAGCGCCGCATCGCGTTGACAGCGCTGCGACATGATGCAGTTCAGTCCTACCTGGAAAAGTCGACGTTCAGCCCAGTCGACGCGCTGGCTAGGTCTCTGATGTTCTACGCGGATGGGAAAAGCGGCACGCTTTCGGTGGAAAGCACGGCACAGGCGATCAGAAACCACGCATTAGGGCAGATGCTGGACGTGTTTGATACTGCCAAGGGCGGACTGCTGGGTTTGGTGACCGACCCGGCCAAGACGCTGGCCATCGCGCGCGAGCTTCGCGGGACGAAGACGGGCGACGCTGACGCGGCAAAGGCCGCCAAAGCTTTCAGCGAGGTCGCTGCTCAGCTGCGCGACCGCTTCAACCGAGCTGGCGGTAACGTCGGACGGCTGGAGAACTGGGGGTTTCCGCAGGCCCACAGCCAGCAACTGGTCGCCACAGGCGGCGGCAAGCTCAAGGGTGATGCGGCGCGCGCGATGTGGGTGGACGATGCGATGACCGGTCTGGACCGTAGCCGGTACGTCAATGAGGACGGCTCCCTCATGTCCGACACTGAGGTGCGCGAGCTGCTTTCCGCTGCGTGGGAGACACTGTCCACCAACGGGGCCAACAAGATCGAGCCGGGCAGGGGGTTGCCTGGCCGCGGCCTGATCGCCAACCACGGCAGCGCAGAGCGCATACTGCATTTTCAGGATGCTGAGAGCTATATCCGATACGCCGAGAAGTACAGCGAATCGACCATCCTGGAAACAATGCAGAGGCATGTCGAGGGGATGGCCAGGGATATCGCACTGACCGAGACCTTTGGTCCGAACCCCCATCTGGCGTTCAGGTACTGGCGGGAACGGGCAACGCAGCAGATGAAGATGCGCGAGCCGGACCGCACCGAGAAGATCGAGGCCAAGGCGCGCTGGCTGGACACGGTGTACCAGAACACGGCCGGCACTAAGGAACCGCCGGTCAACGCGGCGCTGGCCGAAGGCATGGACACCTACAAGGCACTCAACGTCGCCTCCCGACTGGGATCTGCATCCCTGGTGGCTGCGATCACCGACCCAGCGACCAACGCCCTGACCGCCATCCACAACGGCATCCCTGTATGGCAGGTGATGGCGAATGAAGTCCGCACCCTCAACCCCGCGAATGCCACAGACCGGCGCGTCGCGTTGCGCGCTGGCCTGGGCATCAACCAATACCTGGGCGCCATGAACCGCTGGGGTATGGATGGTATGGCGAGGGATGGCCAGGTGTCAGGCAGGATCGCGCGCTATGCCGGCGGCATGGCCAGCGCCGTCATGAAGTTCTCTGGGATGAACGCTGTGACCCGGGCAGGGCAGCAGGCATTCGGCTCCGTGCTGCTAGATTCCCTGGGTGAAATGACACGCGCGGCAGGTGGCTTGGATGCAGCGCCCAACGCTCGACTCGCGCGCCGCTTGAAGGACGCCGGCATCGGTGACACCACGTACAGCGTTTGGAAGATCGCACAGCCCGAGGACTGGCGCGGCATGGGCGATTCGGTCCTGACGGCAGAGAGCATCTACCGGATACCGGACCAGGCGCTCGAAGCGATGGCGCATTCCGAAGGCACGACGCCAGCAAGACTGCGCGAGCGTGCTGCAACCGAGCTCATGGCCTATGTCGACGGTGAAACCAACATGGCCATCATCGAGCCTGGCGTGCGTGAGCGGACGGCTTTGTATGGTGGAACGCGTCGGGGTACCGTCGGCGGCGAGGTGCTGCGCGGTGCGCTGCAGTTCAAGGCATTCCCGATTTCCATCCTGATGCGCCACGGAGCGCGGGCTATGTCCAGGCCCACCGGAATCGGAAAGATTGGATACAGTGCGGCGCTGATAGGACTGACAACGCTGCTGGGCGGCGTTGCGCTGCAGCTTGGCGAAGTGGTCTCCGGCCGTGACCCGCAAGACAGCACCAACCCGCAGTTCTGGACCCGCGCGCTACTGAAGGGCGGCGGCCTCGGGATCTTTGGGGACCTGATGTTCCAGGATTACACCCGCTACGGTTCGTCGGTGGGTGCATTGGCTGCGGGCCCGCTGGGCGGCGACATTGAAGACCTGACCAAACTCGTGCTGGCCAACATCCAGCGAGGAGCAGAGGGAAAGGAAACAGACGTGGGCGCGCGCGCCGTGCGCATGCTCAAGGGGAAAACCCCGTTCGCCAACCTCTGGTACACGAAGGCGGCAACCGACCGGCTCCTGTTCAACCAGCTGCAGGAACTTGCCTCGCCGGGCTACCTCAACCGCATGGAGCAGCGAGCCCGCAAGGAATTCCAGCAGCAGTATTACTGGCGTCCCGCCGAAGTTTCCCCTTCCAGGGCGCCGGACGTGGGGCGCGTGCTCGGAGAATAGTCGTCTGGCCGCCTTCGGGCGGCTTTTCTTTTCCGCAGAAGTCTGCGCGCGCGCGCGTAGAAAGTGACGAGCAATCTACCAGGGTTGCGAGCCATGACTGTCTCTTCCGAAATTTCCCAAGTCAGCTATGACACCGACGGCGTGACGACCGCGTTCCCGGTGCCATTCTACTTTCTGGCCAATGATCATCTGCGGGTCTGGCTGTTTTACGAGGACACCGGTGTCGAGGTTGACCTTGTGCTCGGATCGTCCTTTCTGGTCACGGGCGCAGGCAATCCAGCCGGCGGTACGGTCACCACGTCGACTGCTTACCCAGTAGGACCAAAGCTGCGCATCGAGCGGGTCGTGCCGATCACGCAGGAGACGGCCTATCAGCGCAACGACCCCTTCCCGGAGCGTGCTCACGAGCGGGCCCTAGACAAGCTGACCATGATCTGCCAGCAACTGGCTGGGTTCTTCGGACTGCTGCCTGGCTCGACACTTCGCGCGCTGTTGCTCGGCCGAAATGACGTTGATGGGCAAGGTGCCTACAGAGCGCGGAACAACCGCATCCAGGACCTGGCCGACCCGAAGGCTGACCAAGACGCCGTCAACCGGCGCTCTATGTTTGCGTTCGTCACCGATTACGTGGACCGCGCGATTGCAGGCGTCGTAGGCGGATTCGGTTGGTTCCTGCAGTGGGGAATCGGGTCGATCTATCGCACGTTCCAAGACAAGATGCGGGATTCCGTGAGCGTGCGGGATTTCATCGACACCCCGATTGACGGTGTGAC